GTCCTCGGCTCGTCTGCCTCGATGTAGGTGTCGATGAGGTGCCGCATGTCGGCCTCGTAGGCCTTGAGGTCGAGGCTCTCGCCGCTTGCCTTGCGGATGATCTCGCGCACGTTCAGGTAGTGGGCGAGCTGCTGCTTGATACGGCTAACATCGGCCGCGCTGTAGCCAGCTGGCTCCAATTCGTCGGCGATATTGGCGTAGGCCCGCACCAGGGCCACGGTCGCCTTGTAGAGCGTGGCCCGCTGCTGAGCGCGCGTGGGGGAAAAATGGGCAATTGTTGCGTGAACGTGTTTTTTGATTCGGTGCTATTTCAGGTCAAAAAACAGGCTGATTTCGGCTGTGGATAAAGTCCCGGCGAGGGGTCCTTTTCGCTCGCCGACTGGTCCTCACCCGATCCACTCGTCCGGGATAAACTCGCTGACGTCGATGGGCACCCGATCCCGCTCCAGCGCCGGGCTCCCGAGCGCCTGCCAGAGCTGGAGCTTCTGCCGCCGCTCGACGGCCGCCTGGCAGTCCGGATCCCCGCAGAACCAGGCGTCAGGGACGTCCTGGGGGAACTCGTAGTGATTGCCCTCGTTGACCGTCCCATCGCTCCGGCACTTGACCGTGTAGCCCGGCTTCGATGGGTGCGGCGTCAAGTCTGCCGGGACCCGGCTCTTGATCAGCTCCTGGTCCGACGCCATCCTGGCCGTGCGCTCACCTTTCGCCATTAGGGAAGCACCTCGTCAAGGGTCTGGCCCGCCGCCCCCGCGCCGCCGGCCGCGGCCGCGCCGGACGCGGTCCCACCCGTCCCGCCCGTCACCGTCGCCGTAAAGGTTCCCGCGAGGGTTCGTCGCCTCAGCACAAAACACCCGCCGCCGCCGCCCCCGCCGCCACCCGTTCCGCCAGCGCCCGAGGCTCCGTTCGATCCCGTGGCGGTGAAGGAATACCCGGCCGTGAGCGTCACGCCGGGCGCCTCAATGCACAACACCCCGCCGCCGGCTCCGCCTGCCCCGCCGCCGGCGGCCCCACCCCCGCCGCCGCCTCCAGGGCCAAAGAGCCCGGCCGCGAAGCCCAGGTCGGAGAGAAAGGCGCAACTGCCTCCGGCGCCGCCCGCAGACGCCGTCGTCCCATCCCAGGTTCCACCGTTTCCTCCGGCGAGCCCTGACCCGTCGGCGCCGTTGGGGGGGGGGCCATTCGCGCCGCCTCCTCCACCGGCTGAGATGATTCCGCCGCCTCCCGTCGCGGCCGCCGCGCCGCCAGCTCCCCCTTTCGCATTGAGGTTTACCGTGCCGTTCGCGGTGGCGGTGAAGGAGCCCGTGCATTTGATGTGAAGGGCTCGGCCGATGTCGTGGGTCAGGGTCGTGGCCGATCCCCCGCCGATCTGGTAGGTGGTGAAGTTGAGGACCCCGTTCCGAACGACGGTCCCGCCGCCCCCATCCGTGACGGCCCCGCCGCTCCCGGTCCCGAAGATCCCCCCCGCCGCCTTCTTGATCGTGACCCCGTAGAGGAGCGCCTTGAAGGTGCCCGCGGCTGCAGCGGTCAGAGACTCCCCACACGTCCCGTCCGGCGGCCCCCCGCTGTCGTTCGCGGCGACCCCCGTGTCCTCAAACACTTTGGTCGTCGCCGACTTCCGAATGAACTGACCCCTGGCGATCGTGCCCGTGGACTTGGCGGTCGCTTCCCCCGCTCGGGCGAACGGACCGCGGGCGGTGTTGGCGATCGTCCCCAGCGCAACGACGAACCGTTTGAGCGAGGCGGAGACGTCGTCCAGCGCGACGGCCTCGTCATTGGCTGCGGAGATCGCCACGACATCCCCGGCAACCAGGCCTCCCCCGGTCTGGTTGATGAGGCTGATGGGGTCACAGCCGACGAACTCCCAGCCGTCCGTGATGGCGGAGTTCCGCATCGGCTTGTCGCCGTCGTTGCCCTCCGACATCACCATCGAGTCGTTCTGGTTCGACGGACGGACGAGCAGCGCGTCGCCGCCATCGGCTTTGCCGCTCTGGAACCGATTTTTGATCTTGCCAGCCATTAGAGCGGAACCTCTTCCCCATGCACGCCGGCGTGACTGATCGGCGTCAGGCTCACGGCACGCAGGTCGCCCAGGTCCACGGAGAACCGCCCGAAGCGATCCCCATGCAGGAGAAACTCGCGCTCCTGTCCGTCCGGCTGGCGGGCCCGGAGGAGATACTTCTGGTCAGGCTCTGCGGCCTGCCCGCGTACCACGCGCCCGTCGAGCTCCACCTGCTTGACGATCGGCCCCCAGGGGCGCTCCATCTCGAACTCCCAACCTTCCAGCCACGCCGCCCACTGGCGCGTCCGACGCTCTCGGCCCTCATGGTCAACCTGCCCCAGGGCGCCCAGGAGCGCCCGCTGCACGCGCGCCCGGAGTTCGTCTCGACGCTCCCCGGACCTGGTTTCAACCTCTGCCATGACAGACGTCCCCTCGAAGTCAGCGGTGATCTCTAGCCGGTACCCCTTGGCCTGACAACGCCTCACCCGGACGATCACAGCGGCACCTGGAGCATGGTCGCCTCTTCCGTCACCCCGGTTGGGTCCACGGGGTCAAGCCGGAGCTGGGTGACTTTGGCCGTTGTGGCGAGGGCGGCGTAGATCTGGTTGTTCCCCCGATCCATCGCCCCCCAGGCGAACCGAACGGCCGTGGGGAGGGCAAAGAACAAGACGAGCGGGACCACGAGGACAGCGGCCTTCGTCATCCGCCCGTAGGAGAGCGTGAGCCCCGTGCCGAAGTAGGAATAGGCCAGGACGTGGACGGCGTCGAAGGTATCCACGAGGACGGCCGCAGGCGAGACGAGCGAGGAGCCCGGGGCCGGCGAGAAGGGCACTGAGACCGCGATCAGGACCGTGCCGGCGTTGTTGACCTTGACGTACTTCATCGTGTCGCTCGTGGCGATCTGGAAGGCGTCATTCTGGAAGGCGTCCGCCTGGAAGGCCAGGGCTGACTGGAGCTGCCAGAGGATGTGCGAGTTCCCCTCCGAGTCCGTCCCGATCCGAACCTCCTGGCCCTGCTGAGGGAAGTTGGCGCCGGTGATGTCCACTGGGGAGACTTCCACGGTGCCCGTGAGCGAGGTCCGGGCGAACATGACCCGGCATTCCGTGAACGGGCTCCCGACGTTCTTCAGAATGGCCCAGTAGATCGAGCTGCCCTGCCGGGACATGACGGCGCGGACGTAGCTGTCGTTGGCTCCCGGGGTGAACTTATCCGCCAGGGCCGTCACGACTCCGCCGTCCTTATCCAGCCGTCCCCACCGGACGACCCCGCTGAGGATGGTGGCCACCTGGACGTTGGTCCCGTCGAACTCGGTCGCCACGAACGTCTCCCCGGAGAACTTGAGTCCGAGCGCCGTCGCTAAGAATCCCTGCGCGGTCGTCTCGCCGAAGTGGAGATCCCCGCTCTGGCGGATCAGCCAGTCGATCTCCCGGTCCGTCGTGTCCACCGCCATCGAGAGGGTCCCCACGCTATCCACGAACGTCCCCGTGAAGGGATCGGCCTCAAGCGTGAGCTTGTAGCCGATCTTGCCCGAGGTGGTAATCGTGAGGCCGCTGGTATCCCCGGCGTGAAACGCGGACTGGTTCCCGCTGAAGTCGATCGCACGGAGCCAGTAGTAATACGTCGTCGCCTGGAGGAGCCCTTCGTCGAAGAACGTCGTCCCCCGGCTCTCCCCCACCTTGGTCGAGGGGCCGCGGTCATTGGCCGTATGCCGCCAGATCTCCACCCGGTCGAAGTCATCGGCCGTCGGATTCGTCCAGCGGATCAGCGAGCTCTCGGACCCCCCGGCCCCGGTCACGCTGGTCGGGGTGCCGGGCGCCGCCACGTCCTGCGCGGTGACGATCGTGACGATCGTGCTGAAGGCGGACGGGTTCCCCGAGATGTCAACCGCCCGAATCTTGGCCTCATAGGTGATGTTGCCGATGACGCCGACTTCCCGGTTCGCCTGCGTCCCCTTCCGGATGAACCGGGTCGTGAAATTAGTGTCCCCCTGCCGGCGGAACTGGAGCTCGTAGTAATCGAGATCCACCTCCGCGTTGGCATTCCAGGAGGCGTCGAGGAAGACCTGCACCGTGCCGTCCGGCGCGATCACCGTTCCGGTCGCCAGCCCGAGCCCCGTGGGGAACGCCGGGGCCGTCGTGTCGGTGATCTCGAAGCCCGGCTGGGTGACCGCTCCGCCGGACGTCGGGGCCGACTGGGCGGGAATATCGTTGATCCAGAGGAGCTGAATCCGCACCCGCCCCTCGCCGAAACTGAAGTTGATGATCTGGAAGAGCTCGCTCGTCAACCCCCGAAGGCCCGTCCGTGGGTTCGGGATTCCTGAGTGGGTGACCGTGATGTTGTCGCCAGCCTCCAGGACGTGCTTGGAATAGAAGACATCCAGCGTCAGCGTCAACGGCGGCTCCGCGAACCGCTTCACCACCTCAAACGCCCGATTGTCCAGGATCGCCTGGCCGCCGCTGGCCGTGCGGATGCCCTTGGCGGAGACCCCCAGGGGCGGCCGACGGCCGTACTTGTCGATCGAGCTTCGACCGGTCGGGAGATCGGCCGTGTAGATCTGGGTTTTGCTGTAGACGCCGCGCGCCCCCTCAAGATCCCAGTCGTACTCGACCTCGACCACGTTGATCATCTCCTGGTCCCCCATGGCCCAGGACCACCCGATGATGGAGGCCTCGTCCAAGGTCATCACGGAGGCTCCGGTCTGCTTGTACCGCTTGGCCGAATACCGGCCATCCTGCTTCACCACGGGGTAGACGTTGAGGGTCTTCCACAGCTGCTCCTCGATAAAGGTCTTTCCGTCCTCGCGGTCCGTCAAGGAGAAGACGTAGGTATCCGACGGAAACTCCGCCGCCCGGAGCGCCTCCAGGCCGGCCGTGTCCACGAGCGCCTGCGGGACGCCCAGGCCGTTGACCGCCGGGAGCACGTCATAGGCCCCATTATTGGCGAGCCCCGTGGAGGTGAGGATCTGGAGCGCCAGGGTGATCGGGTTCCCGCTGAGTATGACCGGCGCGTCCACGCTCGCCGCCAGGAAGATCGTGCGGCGGAGGCTCCGCTGGATGTCCGAGCACTGCACTTCATAGGTCACCCCGTCCTGGCCCGGCATGGCGCGGCGGGTGACCTCGCGCTTCACGTCCGCCATGTAGTCGGCCTCGGCGATCGGCGCGTAGCCGAAAAAGAGCTGCACGCGCTGGCCGGGGCGGATCTGTTCCCCGTTCGTCACGGCGTCCCCGATGGCGTGAGAGGCGGCCACCGTCCCGTCCACGCCCCGCGTGATGCCCGTCACCTGGTCGCCGGCCGTGTTGACCCCCGTGTAGCGGATGCGCTCGACGACCCCACCCGTCACGATCTCGATGGTCCCCTTGGCGGGGAGGCCTCCGGGGTCTTGCCCCAGGTTAACGCTCCCCCCGTTGGCCGGGCTCGAGGGCGTCATCGTCGAGCCGACCGTCAGCGCCGGGGCGGCGAGGTACTTCAGAAACTCCCCCGACATATCCTGGAAGCGGAGCGGGATAATGCCGATGGAGGACCGCCCGTTCTCGTGCTCGATCGTCTGCGTGTGACCGCTCGGGAAGAAGAGCATCGCCTTCTTCGTCGAGGTCGGCGACGCGACGGCATCCGTGGAGAAGTCCACGCTGAAGGCGTAGTCCGTGCCGTCCCCGTACTTCTTGACGTGATAGAAGCGCGCGAAGGCGACCGGCTGGGTCTGGAGCTTGACCCGCTCGATTTCATACGCGGCCGTGGTGGTCTTCACGGCTAGAGGCCCTGCCGGAAGAGGAGCTGGAGCGCGTAGAGGTTTCTGACAAGGACGGACCGCCCGGGCTGGAAGGGGTCCAGGACCAGCTCAGCCTTCGTGAAGGTGCGGTTATAGACGTCCGTCTCCCAGCTCCCCGGCCACGGCACGGCGGCGACGAGGGAGCCGTCCGCCACGTTGTCCGTCAGAATCGTCGTCGTGTTGTCGCTGATCGTCCCGACGAGCTTGTGGCTCCCGGTGTCTCCTGCGACCGTCCGGTAGATCTTTCGCGCCGTCGTTCCGGTCGGACCGATCGCAATGGACGTCAGGTTGACCTGCTTCGCTGAGGACGAGATCGTCAGGACGTTCGACTTGGGGCCCGCCCGGTGCTCCACACTCCCGGCCACGAAGGTCACCACCCAGGAGTGGTCCCCGATGTTGACGTTGCCGCCCGCCCCGGCGGCCGCCACGCAGGGGGAGGGAGTCTGCCGATCCAGGACGAGCGTGGATTGCCGGCCGAGCCCGGCGTGGGTATTCCACCACGACCGCACACTCGTCAGCATCGCCACTTCGAGATGGCGGAAGCGGAGCGCGGCTCGGCTCTCGATCCGTCGATGCAGCCGCTCGCGCGTCCCGTTATCCGAGATGTTTTCGGTCCCGATGGGCAATTCCACGGGTCCGACGAGCTCCGCTGGATCGTCAAAGCGGATGGTGAAGCCGCCTCCCACGATCTCCGGGTAGAAGAAGGTCGGCTTCGGGTCGCCGGAGAGGGGCATGGGTTAGGTCACGCTCCCGACCGTGATCGGCAGGCGCGCTTCTGGGTCCACCCGGATCAGCCGCAGGTCATGGTCCACGTCCAGGCGGACCAGCTCCTTCAGGAAGGCGATCTTGGTCTCGTCGCTCATCCCGACCAGGCTCTCTTCGAAGACCATGAGGTCCTTGCCGGCGGGGAGCGCTTGGAGCGGCGTGGCTCGTTGGATCGTGGTCCGAGTGACACCCTCGGGGGCGAGGAGGTCCTGGAAGGCCACCATCGCGCCGCCCGCCTCGCCCTGGAGTTGCTTGATCTTGTCCCGGAGCTGCTGGGTGAGGTCCGCCCGCGTGCTCGTGGCCCCGGTCTGCCCGACGGCCACCTCAATCTTCTCGGCCACCTCCGGATCCAGCACGTCCGCGACCGTCCACCGGAACGGCAGGGGGTCGTCGAAATCCCCGATCCACATCCCGCCCTTGGTGGAATGCTCCCGAACGAAGACCTGGACCTCTCCGTGGGGTCCCCAGTCGGTGTTGAGAATCTCGACCATGCGTTCCAGGCTGGCCGCCCCGCTGATGGCGTTGGAGAGGGCCTGGGCTCCCGCCTCTCCGGCCGCGGCGCTCCGGGATGCCGCGCTGGGCTTCTTGCCGCCCTTGCTTTTCCCGAAGAAGGACGCGCCGCCGCCGAGAATGCCGCCGACGATGGCCCCCACCGCTGTCCCGATCCCAGGAATGACGCTGCCAATCATGGCGCCGGAGAGCGCCCCGCTGGCCGTGTTCGAGATGACGCCCAGGGGGGTCGGCGGGCCGCCGGTCACGGCATTGAAGATCGTCAGGCCCAGGCCAGCGAAGCCCGCCGCGACGCTGAGGGCAGTCCCGAGGCTGATTGATCCCGTCCCGATAAGGCTTGCCCCCCGGAAGGCTTCCTCGGCCCCGATGAGGCCGGTCTGCACACCAGAGCCCAGGAAGAGGGGCGTCGCCATGGCCGACGTCAAGAAGCCGGGCTGGGGGAGGAAGGAGAGCGGAACCGGCGGGACCGAAAAGCCCAGCCCCGTCCCCGACGCCGGCGGGGCCAAGAGCTGCCCGGTGCCCGCTTGAAGGGATGAGAAGGTGGTCCCCGCCGCGACCTGGACGCCCTGAGCCTGCAAGGCCGCAGCCTGTGAGAGGGCGACGGGGACTATCCCGCTCGCGATTCCGGCGCCGGGCAGCGCGCCAAACGGCAGCATCGCCCCGAATCCTTGAAAGAGCTGTGAAGTCGCGAACCGACCGAAGAGGTCGGTCAACTGCCGGATGGTGGACATCGCGAGCTGCTGCGGCACCTCCACCAGGGCTCGTTTCCACCCGCGCTCAATGGGGACGAACAGGAGGTCCGAAAAATAGCGCTGAGAGTTGCTCGCGAAACCGCGGATGACCTCCTGCCCGGCTTGCCCCCAATTCTCGAGCTCCTCCTGCGTGTCGCGGAGGCCGCGGCGCATCCCCGCCCCGAAGTCCGTCCGCTCCAGCTCCCGGCGGAGGACGGACTGGGATCGGATGGTCGCTTCCAGGGTCGCCAGCGCCTCCCGGCCTTCATGGCCCTGGGCGGCCTGGACCTTCACGAGCCGTTCGCCTTCGATGACCTGGAGCTCCATGGCGACCCGTTGCGTGGCCGTCAAGCCCTCCTGTTCCAGCAGGAGCGCGACGCGGTCTCGGGCGAGCGCGACCTCCCGCTGATCGGCGCTGAGGACAGCCTGCCGCCCCCGCTCGATCTCCGCCGGCGTCGGCGGCCGCTCGAAGCGTTCGACCTCGGAGAGATCCGCCGCCGGCGGGAGCCGGCGCTCGCGGAGCTGCAGGATCCGCTGCCGCACACTCTCCATCAGGGCCTCAAATCGCGCCCCGGCCTTCAGAGAGAGCGTCTCGATGTCTTTATCCAGCTCCTCGAAGATCACCTTGATCTCTTCGCCGGGGGCCCCACGGGCCACGGCCGCGGCGCGTTTCTGTTCCGCCTGTTTGCGAAGCCGCGTCTCCTCCGCGGCCGCCTCGTTTGACATGGACTGCGCGATCCGGAGCCGGAGCTCGAGCACCTTGGCTTCGTCCGCCTCGAGGTCCGCCTGCTCCATCAGGACCTGCAGGAGCCCCTGGCGCGCCTGCTGCTCGCTCATGACCGCGGCGGCCATCCGGAGTTGTCGCTCCACCGGGAGGACCTTCACGAGCGCCTCGCCCGTCTCGCCGAGCTGCTTCTGCAGCCGCTCGGCCTCCGTCTGGGAATGCCCCCCAAAGATCCGGTCCATGATGCTCGTGAGAACCTCTCCGACCTTCCTGAGCTTGTTGACCGGGCTCTCCACATTCAGCCGCTCGAGCTGCTCGGAGAGCCCCTGCATCTGGGACCGCAGGCCTTGCGTATCCAGGCCGCGCACGGCCAGATTGACCTTCGCCTGGACGTCGGCGAACTGCTCAGCCCGTTGGATATAGATGGAGACCGCCGTCGCGGCGGCAGCCAGGCCCACCGCGGCCACCGACCAGGCGAGCGGCAAGCTGCGCGTCGCGCTCGCGGCGGCCGATGTGGCCACGACCATCTGGCCCAGCGCCGGGTTCAGTTCCTGAAGGAGCCCCACGCTGAGCACCCGCATCGTCCGGGTCGATTGGGCGAGGTTCGTATCGACCTTCGCGACTTCCTGCGACGTGGGCCCCAGCTGCCCGCGGAGCTGCGCCGTGGCCCGGCTGATGGTCTCCATGCCCTTGGCCAGCTGGGCCGACGCCTCATCGTGGGCCTGCAGGATGAGCGCGATCGTGTTCTCACTCATCAGGTCACCTGGTCCAGCAAGGCCGGATCATTCGTATAGAGCGGCGGGGCCGCGGCCGCCGCCTCGTCGTCCCGGGCGAACCACTCCGGGACCAGGATCCTGGCGTTCGCGTTGAATTTGTCGGCCGGGTCGGCGAGCCACTCGGCCGGCGAGCGGCCACCACGGCGCGTCATCCGACGGAGGAGGTCGTGGAGCTGCGGCGGGTAGGCGGGCTGGGAGGGATCCGCGAAGACGCCGATGCGGCGCAAGTAGGCGACCACGGCGGGCCCCAGATCCTCCCCCAGGAGCCAGAGTTCTTCCGGGCGGAGCCGCGGGGCCACGAGGGCCCGGGCGAGAAGCTGTTCGCCCCAGGCCTCCCACCCGACGTCACTCCGCCAGCGCGCCGCGGGATCGAGCGCGGCGTAACAGGCGCCGACGCCCGGCCACGCCCCCGGCATTCCCCGATAGCACTCCGCCGCCGGCAGCACGCGGACCACGATCCACGCGGGTGCGCCGCCGGCCGCTGAGGCTCCGGGCAACGGGATCCGGAACGTCCTATGCTGTGGCGCCGGCTGCCGCGGCCGCGTGCGCATCATCGGACGTCTTTTCGGTCGGGATGAACCCCGAGAACCGCAGGATCTCCGCGATCAGCCAGTCCGCGTCCGGCCCGAAGGCGCGGGCTTCCTCGGCGGAGACCTTGGGCTCCATGACCGAGAGCGCGATCACCTGGAAATCCACGTCCAGCCAAACCCGATCCAGGCGCCGGCGCTCGGCCTCCGGGAGCGACGCCCGCCAGTCGCGCAGGCGCTGGACCCGCTCGTCCGGCGGCCACTCCTCCTGCCCCGGGGCGGGTGGTGGGTGCAGCGTGCGGACCTCGCCGGCCGTCAGCCGCCGGATCCTTACGGTCTGGGGCTTCCCGGCCTCTTCGGACCAGGCCGGGAGGACCAGCGTGGTCGTGGCCCGGCTCAAGAGTGCTTCGCGCGTCACAGTTCCCATCTGGCTCTCCTCACTTAGTCGAAGGTGATCACCAGGCTGTCCTCGCCCGTATCGCCCAGCAGATTCAGCGTGACCGGGAACGTCCGCAGCTCGTCGCGGACGCCCCAGCGGAGCTGGCTGATCTGGGCCTTGGCGCCGCTGAATTTGACTCGCGTATATTGCAACCCGGTCGTCTGGAAGCTCCAGTCCACCAGCGTCCCGGCTCTCCACGTTGAGAACCAGTCGAAGGTCGCCGCCGTCACGGCTTCGGGGTCGAACTCCATGGTCGGCGGGCGCGTCGGATCCCTCGTGAGGAAGAACCCGGCAAAGGCGTTGGCGTCGTTCGGGCCCGCAATCGGGGGCACGATGTTGTTGAGCGCCATGGAGAGGCTGCGGAACTGGGCCGCGTAGTTGGCGGCCCCGATCTGGAAGGCGGCGGCGGCAAGGATCGGATGAATCGGCGCCGCCGCGGGCTGGCCGGTCACAAGGGCCTGGGTGCCTCGGCCTCCATGGAGCCCCGTAAACGTCGAGCGCAGGATCACCGGCTGCCCCGTCTGGAAGATCAGCGAGGCGTCCCCATGGGCGCCCAGGAGCGCGAGGCTCGGGGCATTCTCCTGCATGAACTTCAGGGCGACTGATTCGTGGCCACTCGCCTTGGGATGTTTGTACGTGACGCTCTCGGCGCCCGGCGTCGTCACCACCGTCTCGCTGAACCCGAGCGCGCGTAGGAGGAAGCCACCTTCGGGCTTGACGGTGGCCGAGTAGGCCACGCCTTTGCCGCGAAAGCGCCAATCGAACGCCGCCCGGGCCATCAGCTCCCCGGGGATCCCCGGCAGGGCGGCGAGCAGTCCCGACAGAGCGGGAAACGGATAGAAGCCCCCAGGCTCCTCCGGACTCAGCTCTTCGATCGGCAGCAAGTCGGCCGCGACGGGCGCGCCGCCAAAGGGATCCGTTCCGTACGTGCTCTCGATCTTCGCCGCCAGGGTGGAACGGCGGGGTCGCGCAACCGTGTTCGATGGCATCGGCTCAGCCCTCCTTCACCGCGGCGGCTTCGCGCTCGACGATCGTCAGCGCGGTCCCCGCTGGATAGAAGATTCGCGTCTCGCTATCTCGCTCCTTCACCCGGATTCCGTTCTCCGCGATCTCTTCGACGATCGCCAGCACCCCATCGGGCGTGCGCACCAGGTCTTGGACGTCCATCGGTTTTCTCCTTTTCAGAAGGTGACCTCCTCGGTAGCCGGCATCGTGATCTCCACGTAATGGACCAGATAGTCGCTGAACGTCCGGATCTCCGCGATCCGCACCGACGGCGGCCCCACCAGGAGCGCCGTCCCATCCAGATGATCGAGCTCCTTCACCCGGAGCGCCGCGCAGACCGTCTCGACCAGGTCCTGGAAGTCCTTCTCCGTGGATCCCTCCTGGTCGAGCGCCCGGTAGCCCCGGATCACCATCAGGTGGCGCCGGCTATTCACGCGCTCCTGGTCCCGCTTCGTCTCGACCGTGGACTCTCGGGTGATCGTCCAGCCCTGCATGTAGGCGAGCGCCTCGGACTTGAAGTAGGCCAGGAAGCGCTCCTTCCGCGTCGCCCAAGGCTCGAAATCGGTGACGACGCCGATCGCGGCCACGCCATCGAGGACGGCCTTGAGCGCGGTGCGGAGATCGCTCAGCGCCATCAGCGGCCTCCGAGCTGGCGGGCCAGCCGCTCCCCGAGCGCCTGAAAGCGCTGGCGGGCGATCGGGTCCAGCCGCTGCGCAGCCTGAAAGAACATCGACGCCCCCGTCGTGCCCACGCGGCCGATCTTGCGGGCGATGAGGAACGCCACGCTCCGGGCCCGGCGCGCATCCGAGATCCCGAGCTTCCGGACGACCCAGAGCAGGAGCGCCTTCGTCGGCGGTTGCTTGCCCGGCCGGCGGCCGCGCTCGACGATCGGCAGATAGAAGAGCGAGGACGCGACCACGCCCGTCCGCGCCCCCGGACGCCCGCGCAGCTCCGTGAAGATCGACCCGCGGCCGAGGCCCGAGGCCCCCCGCGGCGTGCCGCCGACCACGAGCCGCTGGCCCATCGACGACAGCTCCGTCAGCTCCGCCGAGATCTCCTGGTCGAAGAGCGCCTGAAACGACCGCGATTCGAAGAGCGGCCCGGCCGTCTTGAGCTCGATCGTCAGGGGATCCCGTCCCGCCATCAGCGCCACCGCCGCGGGTGATAGAAGCGGTCCCCGCCCGGCTGGAGGTCCACGTCCAGGTCAATCGACGCGCCCGCCGCCGGTACCTGGTCCTGATCCTTCAGCCCCAGGTGCTCCTTGAACGCTTTGAGGAGCCGGTCGGCGAGCATCGTGTAGTCCTGGGCCTTCGTGCGGTAGTTCACCGCGTCGGCGGCGAGCGTCGGGTCCTGGGTCTGCGCGTAGTACGCCGCCAGGGCGCGAGCGCCGAAGCTCGCGGCCAGCTTCGCGGCCGACTCCCGGTCGAAGACGGCCACCGTGTCCTGGGTCGCATCCACCGCGTGGCGCACCGTGTAGAGGAAGCGCACTTTTTCGCTCGCGGTCGGGGTGTGACGGATCAGTCGGAACCGAAGCCCCTGCGTGGGATCCCGGTACACCAGCCAGTCCTCGCGCTCGATGAATTCCGGCTCCCGCTTTCCGGCCGGATACTCGACCTCTCCGCGGAGCGTGGAGAAGCCGTCTTCCCAATCCGTCGGCACCGCGAATTCAAAGGCCGACCCCGTGCCCGTGATCTCGTGCACGCGCTCGCGGGGGCGGTGCTTCGAGTACTCCTTGATGGCCTCGGTGACGGCCTTGAGCTTCTCGGCCGGGGCGAGGAGGTTGGCCGTGTCCTTGAGCTCCTGATCGAACAGCGTGAGCCAATCAGCGAGGGCCATGGCGCCTCATTTCCGCACGATCCAGACGTCCGAGTCGGCGTTGGGGAAGAAGACGTCCTTCGAGGTCGCGTCGGTGACCTTCCAGCGGGCGGTGTAGGGGCTCTTCGACATAAGAAGATCGGCCGCTACGGGCGCGTAGCGCGCCTTGGCCAGAACGGCGTCCACCCAGCTCGACACGCCCCCCAGCGTCACGAGGGCGCCCGCATTGTCCCGGAGCACCAGCGCCACCGTCGTCCCGGTCATGTTCCCGGCCACGCCATCCATCGTGAGCTGCATGTCGATCGGACCGGTCCACCCCTCGACAAGCGGGAGCGGCGCGTCCATTCACAGCTTCTCCGTGGTCCGTCGGGGCATGAGGGTCGCCGTCTCCCGCGCCGGAACCAGCGAGAACATCGCCCGGCGCGCCACGAGACTCGCCGCCGCTCGCGCCGGGATGAGCGACGCCACGGCCCGTCGGGGCATCAGCGAGATCGTCGTCGCGACGATCACATCCCCCAGGCTCGTGACCGCGAACGCTTGGAGGGCTTCCGCCAGATCCACGGTCTCGGGAAAGGCGCGCGCCACGGTGAGAATCCTGGTCTCCGTCAGGCCCAGGCCCTCCTGGACGGCGCGCCCGATCTGCGCCCGCCGCGCCTCGTCCAGGAGGGCCACATCCTCCAGCCGACGGGCGAACGCGGTCATCAGCGCCTGGGCAAGCCCCAGGCTCTCGGTGATCGTGCGCCGCGCCTGGCGGACCTGGCTCTCGGTGAATTCGACCGTCTCCTCGAGGAGGCGCGCCGTCAGGCGATCCACCTCCTCCGCGAGGAGGACGGTCTCCGCGATGGGGGCCCGCGCCGCCATGCGGCGGAGCGTTTCGGTTGCCTGAAGATCTTCCGCGAGTCTGACCGCGCTGGCCAGCGTCAGCGTCTCCCCCAGCAACGCGGCCTCCACGAGCGCCCGCCGAGTCTCCCGGGGGAGAGTTTCCACCAGGCTGACCGCGTCGGCGAGGTTCGACGCCTTGCCAACGCTCCGCGTGAGCGCCTCGGTGAACAGAACTTCGTCGCCCAGGGAGACGAGGACCGTCTTGATCGCCGTGAGGGCCTCCGCGAGCTCCGGGCTCTCCGCGAGCACGCGCCGCGTCTCCCGCACCAGCTGCTCTGTGAAGGCCGCCGCCTCGGCCTCCGTCCGGCGCGTCTCCCGGCGCTGGGCCTCCGTCAGGCCCAGCGTGTCCGCGACCTGGAGGATGATCAGCCTGACGGGCGCCAGCGACTCCTGCAAATCGGCCGCCTCCGCGATCGTGCGGGCGATCCGGTTCAGCACCATATCTGTCAGATTGACCGTCTCCTCGATCTTCGCATCGACCCGAAAGATCAGAGCTTCCGCGAGCCCCAAGCCTTCGGCGATCGCCTTGCCGGGCTGTCGTGTCAGCGCCTCCGTGGGGATCAGCTCCTCGGCGATGGTCCGAAGCACCAGGCGCGTCAGCACGCTCGTCAACCCCACCGTCTCGACGAGGAGCTTGCCCGTCTGCGGCGTCAGCGCCTCCACGAGGTTCGGGGCCTCGGCCATCGTGCGGTCGGCGCGGCGGAGGAGCGCCTCCGTCGCCTCGAGCGTGTCGGCGAGGGCCTGCTCGAACGTGACGCCGCCGAATAGGGTCATTGAGCTACGGCGGCGAGGCGGCCGCAGCAGGAGGAGCCCGGGCATCGACCGCAACTGGAGGTAGTAACCCGGCATCGCCTACTCTATATCCTCGTCCGTCACCAGGATCACCGCACCAGCCGCTTCCGCGGATTCCTCGGCCGGCGTCATGCTCAGCATTGCGGGTGTGAGACCGCGGCCATCCAGCAGCACCTTGTAGCGCGGCCCTCGGGTCTCGTCCGGTCGCCTCGGGTGGTTGGGATCCATCGCGAAGTGCCCACAGCTCCTGAGGATCATCCCCTTGCGTCCATCGAGCAACGTCACCGCCTCGTTATCACTAAAGCGTCCAGGCTTCATGGGCTCCTCCTTTACTGGAGCTCGCGCGCGACCAGCGTCGCCCGCCACGTCCCCGACGCGGGCGCCACCGGAAACTTCATGGCGATAATCCCGCCTTGTGGGACCCAGATCTCCCCGGGCCGGACCGGGGTCCAGAGCCACCCGTTCAGAATGTTGAACCCCTCGTCTATGAGAACCTCCCCATCCGTGCCTTCGGCCGACCCCGTGTAGCCCGTCGCCGCGGTTCCTCCGACAGCCAGGGAGGAGGGATTTCCCGGGTTCGTCTTCCGAGGCGTGAAGCTCGTGACGGTCGCCGCGGCCGTTTTCCTGAGCAGCTGGACCTGTTCCTGGGTGCTCGTCTCCGAGAGCCCCTGGGTTAGTACGGCCCGGATCACTTCGAGGGCTGCGGCCCCGGCCTTAATTTGGAGAAGCGTGATCGCCGTCGAGATGACGACCCCAGCGTCCCCGTTCTTCACGATGTAGATATAGCCATCCGTCGGCATCAGGCTGCCTCCTGATACAGCGTCTGAGGGCGCCGCAGGAGCGGCGGAAGCACCGTCACCTCCGCCGCGGGATGCACGGCCAGCGTGCAGGCGTTCCAGTCATCAGACGGCGACGTAAACGTTCCTGGATCCTGCGATGCGGCATTCAGTTCGAGTCGAGCCGCACCCATACACACGTGCCCCGAACCCCCCGGCGACTCCTGCGCGAAGAGATTAGTAAAGTTTGTAGGAGCCACAGTGGGTTGGTTCCCCGATCCGTCGATCGCCGCGAATGCGATCCAGAGGTAGTCCTTGGCGCCCCCGGTTGGAGTCAGTCCATCGGGGTTTGCGTTCGAGCTGAGCCCCCCGGCGCCGGCCGAGACCTGCGGCGGCGTCCCGGCCCCCGCGTGCCCCGTGATGCGGTAGGACTGATGCACGGACGCCTCCGACGTCCCCGTCGTGACCGTGATCGTGCTGCCCTCGGTCCCGTCGGCGATCCGATACCCGATAGAGAGCGTAGACTCCGTATTGGCATTGAGGTCGATGAGCTCGGTCCACCCGCCCGGCCAGCCGACCTCCTCGTTCGAGTCGGCACCGAAGAGGACAATGAGGAGATCGCCGGATACGATTCCGCTCGGTAGATTGACCGCGTGATCGGTCTGGTTCACCGTGCTCGCGCCGGAATTGGTCGCCGCGACTTGCGGAAAAGCCATCTAGGGACTCCACACCGCACTCCACTCCACATCGAACGACGTAATCTCTCTCCCTGTCCCATCCTCGTTGACCACTCGACGAACCGCCAACTGGCGACCGCGCACGTTGAGCTTCTCCCGTGCTCCTACTCGGATCGAGGATCCCGCGATCGTGAAGGTGACGGCACGATCTCCGGTGGATTCGATCGTCATCGCCCCCGTCCCGTCATGCTCCAGCACGAGGAACTGGTCCCGGTTGCGACGGAGCAGATTATGAAGCGCCACACCAGAGTCTCCCGAGCGCCCACGCCCAGACCGCGCCAGTCAGCAGAATCAACCCGCTCGTCACGAGGACCCGCTCAGTCATCGACCCACCCGGCCTTGAGACACGCTTGGTGGACTGCCTCACCGATGCCCTCCGGGCTTGACCCCTGCACGTTTGCCTTGCCGACTCGCACCGTGGCCTTGCAGGTTTGAAGGACGCGCCCGTGACGGGTGAAGGAGCCGCGACGGAGAATCAAGCGACCGCCCCGAGACCGCTCCACCGCCCGTCGCACGAGGACGCCGAGCTCGGCATCCGTCACGGGGGCGGCACCGTTACGAACTTCGGTCCCGGCACCGTGTACCAGACCGCGTTCCAGCGAAATACCTCCCGGTCCGGGTCTCGATACACGGCCGCCGCCATCCACCAGGTCCGGCTGTCCGGGATCGGCACCGTGAAGCCGGGGGTCGTCGATTCGGCCACTCGCCTCCAGGCCGTCGGAATCCGGTTCACGTTCCAGCAGTTTGACGCGCACCGATAGAGCCGGTAGGCCGTGGCCCCCTCGGACATCGCCCAGGAAAACGTCTCCGTGCGGGGAGGGGTTTGGGGCGAGGATGGATTCACCCAGAACAGCGCCCCTGCAATCGTCGCGGCAAGCCAGAGACTTGCGATCAGGAGAAGCCGAGCGATCATCCCGTCGTCACCCGTGGGGTCGGAAAGAGCCAATCCTCGACCGCCGTCAAGCCGAGCGCCCGGAGGAACGCGATCAGGAGGTTCGTCGGCCCGCCCGGAGTGGGGAGCGTCGTCCCGGCCGCCTCATTGGAGGGCGCGGACATCCCGGCCGCATTGAAGGCGCGAACGCGATAACAGACGGTTTCTCCGGGACCCAGCGGGGCATGTGTAAACGCCTTGACGTTCACCCCCACGCGCGCGAGCTCCGTGAACGCCGTCCCCGGACTACACGGTCCCACGTGGGACTCGATCGCAAACCCGTCCTCGTTGGTCGCGTTGTCGTTCCAGGACAGGTCCAGTTTCCCGACTCCCGCGTGACCCAAACCGGGCATGAGCAGCACCAGCAACACGATCAGCCCCATGACTCCGACCCTCTTCATCGTGTTCCTCCTCTGCGCCTCAGTTGATTGTGAGGGTCACTCGCGGGAAGCTCTCCCATGTATCCGAAGGGCCGGCACTCCTCACAGTAAATGGGGGTCGGACCGGGTCCTCTTCTCGTCTTGGCGGGGTGAATTCCACACAGGCGGCAGGGGAGCGTCCCGGTGACCGCCTTGGGGGCAATCGGCTCGTTCCGCTGGATCAGCCGGCCGTCGGCTCCCCGGTGCCGATGCGGCAGCTCGCAGCGTTTGCAGCGGGTCGCTGTCGGCGTGATCGGCCGGAGACAGTCCACGCACCGTTTCAGGAGCGTCGCGGCCAGTGCCCGCTCGACCCGGGCCACGGCCTCTGAGGCCGGGCCGTCGCCGGACAGGCCCGACGGCGCGGGGGGAACCCCGTGGCGATCGAGGAGCACCAACCCCTCTCGCGGCGTCAGCTCTCCCAGCCCGATCCGCTCGATGATCCGCCGAAGTTCTGCTCTCTCCGGCAGCCACGTCGCTGCCAGGAGGAGCAGGGCCGCGACTTCCGTCTCCAGAGGGACGACCTTCGTCATCGTTCAAGCCGTAGGGTCGCTCAACTCCCGGGTGGCATGATCTGCGCCCGAACCAACCTTCGGCCGACCCGCCAGGGGATGAAAAGCTCGATCAGGAAGACCAGCAGGAGTGCTCGCAGCGCGAAGATGTCTTCAACAGTGAGGTCATACGTCGTTTGAAGGGAATCGGCCGACGCCAAGTTGATCACGGAGAACACGACGCGGCTCCAGAGCGTCCCGCCACCAGTCGCCGCCTGGCTGTGGAGACCCCACTCCGTGACGGCAGCGGTCGCGTCCACCGTGTTCGTGCCGACGGTGCGAAAGACGCTGGCCGAGGCTTCCGTCAGGGAGCCCGTGGCGCGGGTGTTGTCGGGGTTATATTGGGTCGTCAGCTCGGTCCCGAGGGCCGTGTCGCCCTCAGCCGCCGCGACGGCACCCGTCCCAATGCCGTGGAACTTCATGATCTCCAGCTCGACGAGGTTCTGCCACGCGTCGATCAGGAATGCTTCGCCGGCGTTGACGATCAGGTTCCGGACATGTCGGTCGGCGAGGACCTGGCAGGTCCCGGCCATGGCGTGCGCGGGCCCCGGCCGGAGCCAGGCCGCGAGGGTGCGCTTGGCCTGCTGCTCCAGGGAATACCGCTCCCACGCCTGCACGAGCTGGTCGGGCCGCTGGCACCCGCCCTCCACGATCGGACGGAGCTGGACCGCCGTGAGCCAGCCGGAGAGCTTCGCGGACTCGCGGACGTACCGGTGGTAGATCCCGCTGGCCGTCCAGCCGACGCTGACCGACGCGAGGATCAGCAGTGCGAGGCACGTCGTCATCTTGAGTCGGGCGTATCGCTTCATCGTCCCTGGTCTCCTCTTCTCGTTGGAGCCTAGGCGTTCTCGTAGCCGAGAGCGCGGTAGACCTTTACCGTTTGTTCGTCCGCTTCGCCCGGGTGCGCGATGACGTCAACTTTCGAGATCGAGACGTCAGCCGCGATCGCGGCGCGCGCCTTCTCGGCGGCCTGCACCGCCATCTCCAAATAGGTGAACCCCTCGATCACGATGCGACACAGACCCATCGGCTCTTCCTCCTATGGTGTGATCGTCACGCGCCGGACAGAGACCCAGCCGTCCGGTTCCGTTTCGGTGTGCAGCACGCCCCGCCCGCGGAGCTCCCCATCCCGGGTGCGGACGGCGATCGAACGCACCGCCACCCCGGTCGCGGTCCCCGCGGGATCACGAAGGATAGACAGCCCCACGACGGGCGGCAGCATCGTCACGTCCCGAAGGGCATAGAGCCGGCCGGCGACCTCCACGGGCGTCGCCGGATCGAGCGCGAGGCGAGGCACCTTCGGCGGCGTGCTCGGTCCGCCGCCCCAGCGGATCAGAAAGGCGAGCGCGGCCTGGACCTGGCGCGGCAGCTTCTGGGCGCGGAGCTCGCCCTGGATCGTTTTCGGCCGCTCCCCGGGCTCCTGCTTGACGGTGATCTCGTACTCGCTCGTGTCGGGGCGGATGACCTTCGCTTTGAAGTCTTCACCCACGCCCAAGCGGTCGCGCTGGGCAGGACTTGCGGCCGGCCAGGCGAGCCCCAGCGTGACCAGCGCGATGACGAGAAGACGCGCCGGCCGGTTCACCGCCGGCCCGTTACGATGACGACCGTGATGTTGTCGATGGTCGGCGAGGTGCCGCCCGTGATCACCAGGTCCACGGTGATCGCCGCGTCCTTGGCCACGCTCTGCTGGGCCGCGGTCAGCGTCGCCTCCACCACCGTGCCGGCGGCCGGCGTCCCGATGTCCATCGCGTTCGTCACGCCGGTCCCGGCATTCAAGACCTGCACGGTGGACGTGCCCTGCGTGCCGCCCTTGGCCTGGATCGCGACTTCGACGTAGAGGATCCGCAGGTCGAAGGGGGCGTTGAACTTGACGATCCCGGTCTTCGAGGCGGTGTACTGCCCCGAGAGGTGGAAGGTCATCACCTGGAGGTCCGAGCCCTTCGCCGGCAGGGCCGGCGCGGCCGCCTCGAGCGACAGCGCCCACACGGCGAGGCACGCCGCCAGGAGCATGAGGATCAGGGGTCGCTTCGTACGTGCGATCATTGCGCTCGTCTCCTTTTTCCGCGATCCGAGGCGGGGGCCCGTCATGGACCCCCGCCCGCTCGCTCACGGGCCGGGTTAGCCGGCCACGACGTTCTTGGTCGCGCCCTTGACGCCGAGGATGTCCCCGCCGTACTCGTGGCGGATCTTGTACTGGATCTTGTCGCCCAGGAACGCCTGGCCTACCGTCGGCTGCTCGGCCAGGAAGAACTCCGGCTCCTCTCGGCCCTGGAGGAAGTCCACGCCGACGCTCGGCCGCCCGCCGGCGCCGGGGCTCACGTGGAGCCCCCAGTCCGTCACGTCGGTGAAGAGCGGGTTCACATTGATGCGCTCGCCCGCCTGGCCGAAGTGCTTGAAGACCGGGTTCACGTTGCCCGCGCCGAACTCCATGGAGTTGTTGATCTGCATCGCCACGCCGTACAGCGCGTGCGGGACGTCCAGCCAGAGGCTCTCGATCGGCGGCAGCCCGAGCTTTTCCGCCGAGCCCTCCTCCGTCATGTCCGCGAGCTGGATGATCTTGGCGAGCACCTCAGTGGCGCCCGTCAGATCCGCCGTGAGCGCCGTGGCGCCGGTGTTGGCGTGCGTGGCGTGGAACCACGCCAGCGCATCCACGTCATAGACGGCGTTGGTGCGCCAGAAACTCCAGATGAACCGGGCCAGCGTCCGCCGGGCGGCGCGGCCCAGCCGGCCGACCAGGCGCGACACCGCGCCCAGATCGTCGTTGATGATCGTTTTCCGGGTGATCGTCAGGATGTTGCCCTTCTGGCCGACGGCGTAGGAGACCTTGTCGTCGCCCGGCGCCGCGATCTCCACGTAGTCGGCGAGCTCGGGATCCACGTCGGCGAGATCGCCGAAGTAGTGCTGGACGATGGCTTCCTTGGTGCGGAAGTCCGCGGCCCGGCCGAACTCGGCGATCGAGCCTTCGTTGTAGCGCGGCTGGGCATAATCCTGGAGCAGCCGCCGGTAGAGGGTGTTGCCCAGGATGTCCCCCCACGTGGCGCTCGTGATCGTCTCCGAGACCCGCTGGATGCGCCCCGTGATCTCCGGGTCGCCTGTGATCTCCGCGTAGGCCCGCCGGAGCGAGCCCTGGAAATCGAGCCCGCGATCCTTGTGGGCCTCCACGTTCGGCGCCAGGCTCTCCCGGACCCTCGTCAGGGTGCGCTCGTTGAACGGCGCGGACTCGAGCGCCCGTGTGAACCGCTCGGGGCTCACGTCGAAGAGGCGGTCCATCGCCGCCTGCACCTTGTCGAGCGGGGCCGCCAGGATCTCGATCCGACCCTGGCCGAACCCCCGGACGTCCCCCGTGGGCGAGAGCTTCGCCAGCGTCTCGACCTCTTCCTGGACGACCGACTGGATCTCGGCCGCCTCGGCGGCGCGCCCGGCAAAACGCTTGGCGATCTTCTCCTTCACCGGCGCGGGCAGCTGGGTCGCATCGAGTGCCTCGGTCACGCGCGCCTGGGTGTCCCGCACCGCCAGGTCCTGCTTGAGGCGCTTCGCCCACTCGGGCTCGCCCGCGGCCTCGGCCGGCGGCTTGAGCGCCTCACGGACCAGGCCCTTGAGATCCTCGTCCGTGAGCGTCTCCATCGTCCGGCCCTCGAGCAGCTGCGGCCGGTGCTCCTTGATTAGCGCGATCAGCTCCTGCCTTGTCATCGGGTGATCCTCCCTCTCTCCAGTGGTGAGCAACGGCCCGGCCGTCGCCCGAATGAAGCGCCCATCTGCCGCAGGCGCCGTGACGATGTCCACAGACAGCAGCCGCTTGATCTCACGGATCCAGCGGGCCATCCCTTCCCGGACCCGGACCGGCACGTAGCCCGTCAGGGTATCGACCGAGAGCCCCAGGACCTTCTGGAGCACCCCTCGGGCCTCGAGGCCCAGGAGTTTCCGCCGGAGCCAGCCGGCGTCCTCGTGGATATGAGCTTCGGCATAGAGCCCGTCGGCCTCCAGCCGCGGCGCCTGGAGGTCGCCCACGATGTTCCGGACGACGGGGCCGCCGGCCTGGACGAGCGCCTCCCCATCCGCGTGGAGCTGGGCCCCGGTCTGGTAGGCGTACACCCCGATCGGTGCCCCGGTGATATGCGGCAGGAGCGCTTCCGCGCTCTCCCGTGTCCAGAGCCACCCGTTCTGGCTGAGCCCGAGCTTCAGGACCCGCACATCCCACACGGCCCCGGTTTTGTCCCGCGAGCGCTCGAACGCCACGGATTCGCCCACCGTGGCATAGAGGGTCTCGACCTTCTCCCGGTCGCCGAGCGTCACCTCGCCGTCGGCCGCGACGGTGTAGTGGATCCGGTAGCGCTCCGGCCCGATGTTGAAGACGACGGCATCCAGAAAGGTCGCCTCGATATAGGGCCCGGCGGCTTGGTCCCCCGCCGGGTAGCGGGCCTGGAGCGCGGCCCGGAGTTTCTCGTGGAGCTGCTCGAAGGAGTGCATCAGGGCGCCTCCACCTCGGCCTTCTTCGGCGGCCGGCCGGCGTGAAAGTCGCTGAGCGGCTTCACGTCGGCGCCTTTCTTCCAGCGGACCTTGTGGGCGCCGTTCGTGACGATCGTGACGTCATCCTTCTTGACGCCGACGGCCATGATCTCCTTGTCCGGATCGAGCTTGTAGGCCTTGCACGCGGCCTCGACCATCGCGATCGCGACATCCGTGAGTCCCTTCCGCCACCCATTGCTCGCCATCATTCGGCTCCTTTCTTACGCGGGCCAGTCCGCCTTGTAGGGCAGGCTCAGGCATCCGCAGTTGACGCTGTTGGCTGCGCTCGCCCGCGGATCCCGCGGGTAGAGCAGCTGCTCCGCCGGTCGGTTCGCCGCCGGCGCGATGTCGAAGAAGTCGTGCACGTCCCGCACCTGGCCGTCGGCCAGCTTGTGAGTCGGCCGGAAATCGATCGCCCCGCTGTGCCGCCACTCTTTCTGGAGGTCCGGCACCAGGCGCCGGCTCTCCTCGAGCGTGGCCTGGCCGGCGATCGCCTGCAGGCGCCCCAGCTCCGTTCGTGTGATGGCTTCGGCCCGGGCCGCGATCGACGCGAACGGCCCCGGGCGCCGGAGCGAGCCGGCTACCTCCTGCATCACCTCGAAGACGCTCTTGCCCTCGAGCGCCCCGAGCCGGAGCGCCTGGGTGATCCGATGGCCGGCGTCGCGGCTCAGGCCCGTGATGAGATCCGCGTGGAAGTCCTGGGCCGCTTCCACGAGCCGGCGTGGGATCTCCGGCACCCCGAGCGTGAGCCCGCCTTCGACGACGGGCTGGGCGATCAGCGCCCGGCCGAGGCCCACGGCCTCGGCCTGGAAGGGCTGGATCGCCGTGCCATAGCGCGAGGCGAACTCCCCCGTGACGTCCTGGATCCGGCCAGCCAGCGCCCCCAGGCGCTGCGCCGAGAACCCCTCCGCCCCAGCCAGCTCGCCCAGGACCCGGCGGCGGAGGGCCTCGAGCTCCTCGAGCGCGGCGCGCACGGCGTCATCGGGCAGGCGGTCGATCCGCGCCCGGATGATGTCGATGCGCTGCCGGAAGCGCTCCTGGGGCGTCGAGGCCAGGGCGGCGCGCGCCGTCATCACGGCCGCTCCAGGCGATCGCGCAGCTGGCGCACCTTCGCGGGATCGTAGTCGCGCATCGCCTCTCGCGTTGGCTCGCCGAGCGGGAGCAGTTCTTCCTCTGCCTTGATCTCCAGGCCGAGCTGGCTGCTGACGAGGGCAAAGAGTTTCGTCGCCGTCTCTTTCCGGATCCACCCCTGCTGCTCGGCCTGGACGAGCGCCACCGTCAGCGAGGTCAGGGCGGTCGTGATCGCCGTCGTGTCGCGCATCGAGATCTCGGGCAGCGTGACGGCCAGGGTTTGATCCACGTCCTTCGCCAGTCGCCCGTGACGGATCGCCTGATGAACGGCGAAACGCGCTACGTCCTGGAGCATGAAGCGCACGACCTTCTGCCGGCGTGTCATCCGCTTCTGGGTCGGCAGGCCCATCTCTTTCGCCGTGGCCAGATTGACGTCGCCGCCCAGGCCGTAGTAATGCTCCGGCAGGCTCCGGCTTCCCAGGAGATGGCCCCGGAGCATCCGGGCGAGGGTGTCCTTGTCGGCGGCCTTGAGATCCGGCGCGATCGCGGACCACTTCACCTTTTCGTTATGGGCGCGCACCATGCCCCGCCGGATCTTTGCGTTCTTCTGGAGGAACCCTTGGAGCTCCTCCTCCGTCGCCCCCTGGACCTCCGCGTCCCAGAAGAAGCTGTCCAGCAGCTGGGCCCGCTCCATCTGGCTGAAGAGCATGTCGTCGTACCCGTCGAGCCAGTCGATGAGCGCCAGGAGATCCGAGCGCCCCCGGCGGGCGTTGGACACTTTGTTGACCTGGAAGAGGAGGCAGGAGCCGTCGTAGAGGCGCCCGCTGATCAGATCCGTCTCGTTCGGGAGCGCCGGCATGAGCGACCCGAATCCCGGGCTGCCGCGGCGCTCGTCCAGCCGGACGACCTTCAGGTAGCGCCGGCGCGTCCCGGCGGCCGTCGCCTTGAGGACCACCGTCCAGGGGACCAGGATGTTGTTCGGGTCCGTCTGGATCTCATCGATCTCCGCGGGGTCCACATAGCCCAGGCGCACGTGGCCGTCCACGTCGTTGACGAACACGGGCAGGCACAGCTCCCCCTGGAGCCCCAGCTCGCGGACGAAGGTGTCCATCCGAAGCTCGAGCTGGTTGACGGGATCCTGCCAGAAGCCCTGGACGACCTCCCGGACCTTCGGGTCGGTGGCCGTCACATTTCCGCCCTCGCCCCAGACGAAGTCCACGACCACCTCGACCAGCCACTGGGCCAGCGGGTTCGACTCCCAGAGCCAGTACGCCAGGGCGAGCATCCGGTCCTGGGCGAGAGGCGTCAGGTCCCGGGCCGCGTACTTCGAGTCCTGTGTCAGCCGGCGGAAACCCTGCTCCATGAGTTGCTGGTCGGCGCGCGTGAGTCCCACCGAGAGCGCCTCGCGCACCCGAGTGTCGGCCTCGGCCTGGAGCCGGGTTTCGGCTTCGCCCACCCGCCGGCGAATCAGATCGCCGGCCAAGAACTCCCCCAGACGCTCCCGGATGGGCCTCACCGGCGCCCTCCCGGTACATCGGCGTTCTGGGGACGTCCTCGGTTGAATGCGTCGGCCCCGGAACCGGTGTCACAATCTGTCAGAGGGGTGTCAAAATCGACGCGGCGAGGCGCCGAGCCGTAGAGAGGTTCCCCTCGGGGAGATCGTCGATCCTGGGGGAAATTCGTTCCGAGCCAAAAAACGCGGCGCGCGCTCATTGCCCCCGCCCCCAGAAGCGCGCCTGGCCGCGAGTGAACCCGCCCGGCCCCACGCCAACGACCAGCGGCTCTTCCTCCGGCTCGCCCACGTCGGCGGCCTTCGCCCCCGACCCGGCCGCGGCCTGAAGCGCCAGGGCGAGGGCCCAGGCGTGGTCCGCATGACCCGTCGTCTCCGAGCGGTCGGCGTCGAAGCGGAAGTTCCCCGTCGCCGTCTGAAACCGCTTGAGGCTGTGCAGGCTCTCTCGGACCCGGCGGTCCACGGGGATCCGCACGCGGCGATCTTCGAGCGCGGTCTTGAGCCCCACCGCCAGGGCCTCCTTGGCCGACCCGGTGAAGGTGATCCCCTCCACCCGCCAGGCGCCGAAGCGCTCGATGGCGCGCTCGGCGAGCTGCATCCCCAGGCCCGATTGGTCCACGTCGGCCCGGCGGACGGGCAGGCGCGCGAGGAGCGTCCAGAGCACGCGCTCTTGGACGCCGAACGGCTGCCGCGCCAGATCGATGGCCGCGACCGTCTCCTTCGCGGGGCCACGATCTCCCAGGAGCCAGATCACCGTCAGATCGCGGCGGCGGCCGATATCGAGCCCCACGAAGGCCTCGCCGGCCAGGCTCGGGAGCTCGACATTCATGAGAGGCTGCACCTCGAGGGGCGCCCGGGCGTGGGCGGCCTGCGCCGCCTCAACCAGCGCCTGGGCCCAGGGCGGCATCGCGGCCAGCGCGTCATCTTCGGCCTCGGCGATCAGCTCGTAGGAGAGCCAGGCCGTCGCCTCGTCGAGGAACTGGACCTCATACTCCTGGAGCCACGCCTCCTCATCGTCGAGCCCCGCCCGGAGCGCCGCGGGACTCGTCGGCTGCCCCGTCTCGTCCCGGAGCTCCAATCCCTGGGCGACGGCGTCCCAGATCGTGAGCACGTGCTGGGCGTACTCCGGGTTCGTGCTGAGGTCGTAGAACTTGTTCTGCTTGCCCTGGGGCGTGGACAGCACCCGGATCCGCCAGCCGCGGGTGATGGTCGGGAAGAGCGCGGCCCAGATCTTCCGGCTGTCCCGGTGGAACGCGAATTCGTCCAGGACCACGTTGGCCGAGTGCCCGCGAGCCGTGTCGGGGTTCGCCGGCAGCCCGATCAGGCGTCCGCCGTTCGGCAGGCGCAGCTCGTGGACCTTGTAGGTCGCCTCCCCGAACACGTCATAACCCTCGAGGGCCTGGGCGCCTGCGCCGATGGCGTGCAGATGCCGCTGGGTCATCTCGACGTTCTCCCGCGAGGCGCGCTCGCCCGAGGAGAGCAGGACCCAGGGCGCGCCCGCTTCGGCCATGTCGAGGGCGGGCTCGAGCGTTCCCGCGAAGGTCTTCCCCGTCTGGCGCGCCCAGCGGGCGAGCTTGAAGCGGGCCCGGTCCGCGACCCAGCGCCGCTGGTACTCCGTCAAGCGGACGATGCTCTCAGGCGGGGATCCCATAGATCTCCTCCTTGATCCGGCGCACCGTCTCCGGATCGAGCTTCGCCCGCTTCAACTCCTTCTCCACCTTGCCCGCCGCCTGGCCCACCTTGCGCTCGAGGGTGCGCTCACGGAGCGCCACCTCCCGCTCCTTGAGGCGGAGCTTCCGGTCTTCCACGTCGAGCCACCCCAGCTCCACCGGGTTGGGCCGCTTGTCCTCCGTCATGGCGTTCAAGCGCTGGGCCTGGAGGAGCTGCCGGATCACCGCTTCGATCTCCGGCGTGGGATGGTCCTTGAAGGCCCGGACCAGCTCCTCCGTCCGCTCGGCCGCCTCGATCTGCGGCCGTTGCGTCGTGTCCCACCATTCCCGATAGCGATTCAACGAGGCCGTGGGGATCGTTTCCTCGAACGTGGCCGCGAGGGCCGCCACGATCGCCGTGGTGGCATCGTTGGCGCGGAACCCTTCCACGGCCCGCTGGCGCGCCGCGGCCGACAGGCGATAGAACGCCCGGTGATGCGGCCGGTGCTTCCAGGGCGCCCCTTTCCGTCGGCTCATCGGGCCGGCTCGTCATGCACCGGCGACGCCCGGCACGGTCTTCGTGCCCTCCAGCACGTCCACGCCGTCGGCCGTGATCCGCCAGGCCCAGTAATGCTCCCGGCCGATCTTCGTCTCGTGGAGCTTCACCAGGGTCTTGTCTCGCAGGTAGAAGAGATGGGCGCGGACCTGGCTCATCAGCATCGGCATCCCCATCTTGTCGAGCTGCCGCTGGATCAGCTCCTCGGCCGTGTACGTCGAGGGATCCTCCGTCCGTTCCCGGTCCCGCGTCCGCGCCGCGTCGAGAACCATGAGGATGTACCGCCGGATCAGCTCAGCTCGCGCGTCCGCCATCGGGCACCCGCTTCTTCAGCTCGGCCAGCTCCCGCAGGATCAGCTCCTGACCGATCAGGAGGTCCTGGAACTTGAATTCATCCCGCCGAGGCACTTCGTGGAGCTCCCGCGCCAGCATCGCCATCGCGTCGGCCTGCTTTTGCGCCGCCCGGACGAACGGGGGCACCGATTGTGCGATCACGAGAAAGATCAAGAGCCCGGGGCCCCACTTGAGGAGCAGCTCGCGCATCTCCGGGCCCACGTCGCCCCAGACCGCTGCGCCCGTGAACGCCGCGAGGGCGCCCCATGGCAGGAGCTCCTTGGCGAGCGCCCGCGTGCGCTCCATCAGCCGCACCAGCTCTGGCGGGCCCGGCCATCGTAGGGCCGCGCCAGCCCGGCCTCGACCAGAACGCCCGCGCCCGCGCAGAACACCGCCCGCGTCATAGCGGCCCCGGCCCCGCGACGGTTCGGGCGAGATCGACGGCCCGATCCGCCAGCTCCTCTTCGAGCGCCGCCTTCCGGTCGGGATCCGATTCCAAGAGGACCGTGTCCAGCAGGCGACGGATCTCTTGTCGGAGCTTCCGGATTTCCTCGGTCTGATCTGTCTGCGCCCCCCGATCTTCCCACCGCTGGTAGATGCTGATGCCGCTGGAGAGGAGCCCGCCGATCCCGAAGACGATCTCGACGCATCCCCCGAGGGGCAGCGCCAGGGCGATGACGAAGAGCCCGGCCAGGGCGCGCCTCACGGGATCCTCGATTCACAGACGAGCCGGCCCTCGATCCCCCAGTCCCGATGGACGTCCGCCAGCCGCGCTCGCGTCCTGACCGGCGGCGATGCCGGCGGCGGCGCCTGGACCACGGGCGCGGAGGGCGGCGGCACGACGATGACGTCTGGCCGCAGGCTCCACCGATCCAGCGCAAAGGCGGCCGCGATGAGCAGGGCCAGGACGAGAACCCGACCGAACGCCCCCAACCCCGGGACCTTCACGCCACGGCCTCCGTCTCCAGCTCCGGCCGCCGCCGAGCGAACTGCCAGAACGGCGACTGCGTCGGGCGATCGCGCCCGGGCGGCTCGAGCACCCGACCCGTGTCGAACTCGCTGATCACCACGCCCGCGATCGAATCCCGCGCCTCCACCACGCGCCCGTCGCCGAGCGACACGCCCACGTGCCAGCGCGGTGAGGACCGAAAGACGAGCGCGCCCGCCAGACCCCGCGCCTCCGTCAGCGTGCAGACGATCCCCTGGCGGGCCTGGTTGGAGGAGCCATCCGGCATCGAGAGACCGATCTGGCGGGCCGCGTACTCGATCAGCTCCGAGCAGTCCCACGGCCCCTTGGCGTTCGGGTCTTGGAGGGTTACCTCGGCGCCGTAGGAATAGCGCTCGCCGACGTGGCGCAGCAGCTCATCGACGAAGCGCTGGGCCTGTTTCATTACGGCCCAGGCTACGGCGGATCGGCGACGAGGGATGAAAACCGTGGGGGCGGTGAGAAAGAAACTTAGCGGGAGCGGGGGGGGCGGGAAAGGTCCGGGAAGCGCGTGTGGAAGAGCTCGATCGGGATCCGATAGAGCCCCCCGATCCGGATGGAGGGGATCTCGCCGTCCTCCAGGCGCCGGTAGACCGACATCAAGCTGATCCGAAGGATCCGGGCGACTTCCTCGGGCCTATAGGTCTGGCGTTCGATCCTCATGCCACGCTCCGGCGGCGGAGCCAGGGATTCCGCTGCAGGAGCATCCGGCCCTCCTGGAGGCTCTGGAAGCACCGCTGGACCAAGTCCAGGGCCTCGGCCTGGCTCGGGGTCCCTTCCAGGCTCAGCAGCTCGAGGCGCACCTGCTGGATCGTCCGATCGGACCCCGTCGCCAGTTTCCAGGCCCGCCGAAGCCTCCGCTCGGCCCAGTATGCCCGGCGCTGACACCGGACGCATTTGCGCGAGATCGAGCGGCCGGGCCGTTCACCACAGGCCACGCAGGGGCCGTGATAGCGCGGACGCGCCCCGTGCGCCCGCTTCCAGTCGCGGTTGTAGCAGCTGGTACACCGGCCGTCCTTGTACTTCGAGGGCTTCCCACAGGCGCACCGCCGCTCCGCCATGGACTCTGCACTGTCGCGGTGCACATTCTCAGAAGTCGCCTCGCCCTCGAACGGCGCCGCCGGCGCCGCGGGGACCGGGCCGGGCATGACCAGACGGACTCCATAGCGGGCCTTGAGCGTTGCCGTCGCCCGGGGATCCCCGCGGCGCGCCCCAGCCAGCAGGCGTTTCCGGCGTCGCGCTTCGTCTTCAGGGATGAGCGGCTGCCGATAGCCCTTCGCGTAGGCGTTCCGAAGACGCTCGGACTGGCGCATCTCGGTGGTGACCGACTTGGCCACCAGCTCCATCGGCACCGCTCCATCGGGCAGATCGTGCGCCGCGCCAAAGACTCTCACAGGAGCGTCCCCGAAGTCGCCGGCGCGATCACGGCGCCGCCAGTTTTTCCATCCGCTTGAGGAGCCCGGTGAGCCGGCGCGCCTCGACGATCGTGAGCTTCGAGATCGCGCGCGTGCGCTCGTCGGAGGCCCACTCCACCAAGTCGTGGAGCTGCTCGTCTCGAAGCCCCAGCCGGCCGGTGACGGCGAAGATCAGCCGCCGCTGACCGGGGCGGATCCGGATCGCCTGGGCCTTAAGCGCCTCGAAGTTCCGCTGCTGCAGCGCGGCGAGGGTGGCCCGGATCGGCTGCGGAGCACTCACGCGGGCTCCTTCGGCAGCTCGCCGGCGGCCGCGCGCGCCAGGACGGCCTTGAGGGCTTCGATCATCTTCTCCGCGTCGTGAGAGGTCTGAGGCGCCGGCCGGCCGCAGGCCCGCTGCATCACGCCGGCCAGATAGGGGGAGGAGACGCCGGCCTCCAGGCAGTCCCGCGTGAGCTGGGCGAGGCGTTCCCGCTGGGCCGGGGTCGCGAGCATCGCCACGGCGCCCGCCTCGGCGAGCCGCCGTACCCGCCGGCGATCGCGCTCGAGCGGGCGCGTGGGGACCTGGCCCGCCCGGCGCTTCAGCTCGTCGATCACGCGATCGGCCTCCTCGTTGGTGAGGTCGCGGAATGAGGTCTTCCCGGGGCAGTACTCGACCACCAGACGCTCTTTGTCCTGGACGCTCAGCTTGAGCTTCCCGTAGGCCAGCGCCGCCATGCAATTGACCCGACCCGCCGTCGGCGCCATCAGCCCTCCGCGAACCTTTTCCGGGCGCGGGCCACGGCCTTCATGAAGTGCTCTCCGAGCCGAGACCGCAGGAGCCACCGCAAGCGCCGGCGCCATCGCGCCTGGGCTGCATAGTACGAGATCATGTCCCTCGAGGTCCTCATCGCAGCTCCCAGATCGTGATGAGCCGGCCATTGTTCCGGAGCAACGTCGAGGGCGTTCGCCCGCGCGCCCGCCATACCGGCCGGCCCCGGTCGTCCAGCTCCTTGAAGATCGCCCCCCACACGTGAGGATCCGGGTCATCCACGCCCCGGACCTTGGCGACGGTCCGGAGATCGTCCGTCGTGACCCGCCCCACGCGGCGGCAGATCGTCCGCGCTTCCTCGCGCATGGCCTGGAGAAAGCCGGCGTAGTGCGCCTCCAGGCGCCCGAGCGCCTGGTCGCGCTTTTGAAGACCCCGATTGAAGAGATCGGTCTGCATCATCGCTTCCGTGAGGCCGGACGGGGGACCTGTTCCACTCGACACGCAGGCCGGACTTCGACCAGCGCGCCGGCCGAGTTCTGAATGCTGGCCACCCAAAAGCCGCCGCTCTTGGGATTCCGGGTGTAGAGCTCCCAGGCGGCACTGTCGGTTTTGTACACGAGCCAGTTCGCCTCGTTGTAGGTGATCGACAGGCCCGAAGGGTACCGCACCGTCATCATGGCCTCACCTCAACCCCAGCGGCGCCAGCGCCTCAGCCAGCCGGCGCTCCAGGTCCTGGAGATCCGGCTGGCCTTCCGTCCGGAGCCACAGTTTGATCAGGACGGGCTCGCCGGCTTTGGCCCGGTTGATGGCGTCGCCGGCCGGCAGCTCATGGTCCAGGTCCGGCTCGACGCGCCCCGGGCGTCCCTTCACCGCGTAGAAGTCGATCTTCACTCGCCGAGCTGCTCCAGGGCCGCGATCGCGGCGTCGATCTGGGCGCGCTGCTCCCGCAGCCGCGTCAGCACGTTCCTAACCGCCCCCCCCCCCCCGACGTTTTCACGCGGCGCGGGCGCCGAGGCGGGCGCGCTTTCTCGACGGCGTTCTTCGGGCAGCCCCGTTTGTTATGCCCCGTCTGTCCGCACGCCTTGCATGTTTGCGTCCGCATCGGCATCTCCCTTCGTGGCTGCGGGTTGACCTCATGAACGAACTCCAGCATCACTCGACGGCGACCCGCTGGTCGTCGATCTCGTACCAGAACTGGTCGCGGCTTCGCACCCGGGCTCCGCAGGCCTTGAGCACTTCCGGCGGCGCGTCCCGGAGCGTCTCCTTGTTCAGCTCGTGCTTGACCCGGAGGTAGGCCCACCGTTTCGACTCGACGAGCCAGGCGATGGCCTTCTTCACGGAGCGGATCCCGACCTCATGGACCAGGAGGAATCCCACCCGGCCAAAGGTCAACTGCTTCGAGCGCCCGGCCAGGTCCTCCTGGTGCGTCAGCGCGAAGCGATGCAGTTCGGCTTCGAGCGCGGCAATCCGGTCCAGGATCGGCGCGCCCTGCCGGTCGCAGTCCGCCTTGGCCCGCTGCACCTGGTCATCGCGGGCGATCGCCAACGTCTCGAGTTGCCGCCGGCCGAGCGCCAGGTTCGCCAGCACCTGGTCGGCCTCCTCCCAGGTCGTGATCTTTTCGAGGGTCTTCATCATGGCTCTCCTTGTCCGCCGGGGCGATGGCCCGCACCCGCCGGACCGTATCATCGATCCCTTCAAGAATCTTCCGCGCTCGCCGGATCGCCAGGTCATGGAGCGGCTGGATGGCGACCAGGTCCGTTCGGGCCAGGCACTCCAGCACATGGAGCAGGGTCTCGGCGTGAACCCGTGGGGACTGGAGGCCGTTGCCAATCTCGTGCTGGACGTCCGAGAACCGGACGAGCCGGTCCGAGGGGGCGAGGATCTCCAGAAGGGTCCGCGGCGTGTCGGTCACGCGGCCCTCCGGATCCGGCGCGGGCGCCGGGCAGCCCGCCGCCGGTCCCACCAGGCCTGGAGGACATCGGCGAGCGCGGCGACCGCCATCGCGAGCACAACGGCGCCCGCGTAGATCACGATGAACCAGAAGCCCAGCTCGAGGTCGCCCTCCGCCGAGCCTGTCCAGAATTGGATCCTCGTCATCGCAGCGCCTCCTGCTTCGGCGGCTTCCAATTCTTCCACCACTTCGGGAGCCCGAGCCGCCCCATCAGCGCGTCCACCTGATCCCGCGCCAACTGCAGGCGCGCCTCCTGTTCCTCCCAGCGGACCTGCTGCACGCGCGACTCATATCGGGCGTGGAGCCATGTCTCCCGCCAGCCCCCCGCCAGCAGGAGGCACGCCGCCAGGAGCGCTGCAATCGACAGCCAGTATCGGCGCGGCGTGATCATCGCCCACGCCTCCCGCCCCCGAAGAGACCGGCGAAGATCGAGCGGCCGTACTCGATCGGGGGACGGGCCGCAGCGGTGCTCGTCTCCGGCGGCGGCCCTTGTTGCAGGGGCTTGCGAGCGGGCGGCAACGCGTCCTCACAGAGGGGGTCGCGGCCGAACTGGTCCGGGAGTGCCGGCGACTCCCGCCAGAGGAGCGGCGGCTCGTTCGGATGCACGCGGACATGTTCCCAGAGTGTGCGCGCCGCCCCGAGGGGATCCGGCGCTCGGCACGAGATCCACCAGCGCACCTGGGCCTGTGGATAGCACACCCACTCCTGGGCCTCCGCGTAGAGCACGGGCTTCCAGCCGCGATCCGCGAGCTCCCGGAGCATCTGGGCCAGATCGGGCTCGCTCACCCCGCCACCTCCTCCGTCTCCTCCGCCGGCATGGCCTCCTCGACGTGCTCGCGGCCGATCGGCTTCTTCTTGTTGTCATAGGCCTCGATCAGGAGCTGGGCGAAGAGGACATTGGCGTCCAGCGGAAACGCGCAGCGGGTGCCGATCGCCTTGAGCGCCGCGGGGGTGATGACGTCCCCGATGCTGCCTTCGGCGCGCTGGATCTTGTGGCGAAGGTAGTCGGGGATTTCCTGGTTCATGGGCTGCAGCCGATACGTCTGCAGGCGCAGCGTGACCTCGCTCAGGTCCCGCGTCCGCGGATTATAGGCCGCCTCGGGGTCCTGGCCGATCAGGACGATCCCCAGGAGCCGCCGGCCCAGGCCGTCCACTTCGTCCAGGAAGCGCTTGAGCGAGAGATACGTCGCCGCCCGGAGCTCGTGGGCCTCATCGATCCAGACGACCACCTGGCGGTTCTGGCGGCGTTGCTGGATCAACAGATATCGCATCGCGAGCGCCCGCTTGACGCGGTTCTGGGCTTCGGGGAATACTTCGTCCTTGGCGTCCGTCTTGCGCTTGATCGCCTGGATCACCGCGCTCACCAGGTCCAGCTCGCTGAGCCCGTGGGTGATGACGGCGCTCGGCTGGACCAGGGTGATGTCGTCGCGCTGCTTGAGCTCCTGCTCCACAGCGGCCGCCACGAGCGATTTCCCGGCGCCGCGCCGCCCCGCCAACCGGATAAAGCGCGCCTGCTCGGCCGCCTCGATGAGGACGGCCTTGGCCTCCTTGTGCTGGCTGCCCCACCAGACGTCCCGGGGATGTTTGATCTCGTCGAAGACCGGGTTCCGGGTGAACCCGAAATACCGGAGCATCGGTGCGGTGAGCATGGGGACTTCTTTCACCTCCTGATCGGCGCCGCGGCCCAGCTTCGCCTGGAGCGCCTCGGCTTTCTTGCGCCAGTACCATTGCGTCCACGGGGACGCTCCTTTGCGGGCGAGGACCGCGTCGCGTTCGGCGAGGACTTCCCTGGGGAGGGCCGGAATCACTCCGAGCGCGACCATGGCCTCCCAGATCGCGTGGCTTTTCGGGTGATAGTGCCGCCGCCCCGCGTGGCCCCCTCGGAGCATGCAGACGAGCGGCCGGGACACGGTCACGCCGTTCCGGGCAATCCCCCAGCGCCGGAGAATCTCCGTCGCCCGCCGGGCAATGACCGCATCAGACACAGGCGGACGCCGCGAGGCCAAATAGCTCCGCACGTCCTTCAGGGTGGGCGCGCTCCTGGGGACCTTCATCGGGAGACGCTCACGATCTTGGGCGAGGCGATCGGGACCCGGGCCAGGCACCAGGCGATGAACTCCTCCACCTTCGCCTCGGGTAACGTGGCCGCCGCGCTGAACCATCGATCGCGCTCGGCCCCTTCTTCTTCCGCGAGCGCCCGGCCGAGTTTCGC